ATGAAAAGCCTGTTGTTAGTAGAAGTAACGCACCCAAGCCGATTACTCCGCTTAGAGCGACTTCTGCTGCTGCTGATACACCGATTGGCTCTGATGGTCAATTTCATGGTTCATATCAGCAATGGAAGGAGGCGAGGAAAGCGGGGAAGATTAGGTAATTTTTTAAACTTTAAAAGGAAATCAAATGAGTAATAATCTCTTAACGATCTCCAAAATCACCAATGAAGCCTTGATGGTTTTGGAAAACGAATTAACATTCACGTCAGAGGTGGATCGCAACTATGATGACCAGTTTGCCGTTATTGGCGCTAAGATTGGTAACACAGTTAACGTCCGGAGGCCTGGTAGGTTCGTAGGAACAACTGGCCCAGCATTGAACGTAGAAGACTTTAACGAGACATCAGTTCCCGTTACATTGTCAACTCAGTTCCACGTTGATACCCAGTTCACTACACAAGACTTGGCTCTATCACTCGATATGTTCTCTGATCGTGTATTGAAGCCTGCCGTTAACAGTAGCGGCCTAGTTCATTAAGAATTAGGAAAACTGTCCCTGATTGACTTGGACGGCCTGAGGAGGCTAACAAGGGGCAAGCAAGAGAAATCTGTGCAGCCTGAACGACTAAGTGGGATGGACTCGAAAGAGTATGCGATAGTCTGAACTCCGATATAACCTAAACAAAGTCGGAGAGGGTAGATCGAAGAATCAACCCCGCCAGAAATGGTCAGTAAGGGAAACCTGAAGTAACAGAATGTGCTGCAATTGCGAACAAGATTGACCGTGACGGTTTAACAATGGCTGCACTTCAAACTGCAAACATTGTTGGTGTTGCTGGTACTCCTCCAACAGGATTGATCACCTACTTAACAGCTGGTGCTTATCTTGATGCTGAAGGCGCACCTAGAGACGGACGTCGTGCTTGTATCGTAGAACCCTTTACATCTGCAACAATTGTTGACAGCTTAAAAGGTTTGTTTATGCCCCAAGAAGCCATTGCTGAACAGTATCGCAAGGGTTTGATGGGCCGTGATTCAGCTGGTACAAACTGGAAATTAGATCAAAACGTGGTTTCACAGACTTTTGGTTCTTACTCTGGTAACACATTGTCTGCTGACACAACTGCACAAGTTGGTTATTTGACAAGTGGCTGGTCACAGTATTCCACAATTCAGATCAAAGCATCATCTTCAAGCACATTGAATGCTGGTGACGTGATCCAGATTGCTGGTTTATATGCAACCAACCCACAAAACCGCCAGGCTTATGGTTCAGGCAAACTGCGTAATTTTGTTGTTCAGGCTACTACAACTGTAGGAACTGGCGCAACAAACATTCAAGTTTCACCTGCAATCATTGTTGGTGGTCAGTTCCAAAACACAATCGTGATTGGTTCTACATCTACAACAGCAGTTGTAACGCCTTTCAACAACACAGGTACATTGTCTCCACAAAACGTACTCTTTCATAGGACGGCTTTTACCCTGGCAGTAGCAGATTTGGAGCTACCAGAAGGGGTCCATTTTGCTGGTCGTGCATCAGACAAAGAAATTGGTTTGTCAATGCGTGTAGTTCGCCAGTACACCATCAACAACGATTCAATCCCAACACGTTTGGATGTATTGTACGGATGGGCGCCTTTGTACCCTGAGCTTGCCTGCCGCATTGCAGCCTAATTAACTTATTTAAAGGAAAACATAAAATGAGTAATCCAGGACCAGCAACCACAGTATCGGCACACCCAAGTAATGTCACAACAAACCAGACTCTGCGTTTGTTGGGCGTTGCAAAAGGTGTTAACTTGAATGCCGTTGCCTTTACACCAGTACCAGTAAATAACTCTACAACGTACTTGCCACAGACTATGTTAGTTACCAACGTCAACAATGCAGGTTCTGCAGTTGCATTGACAACTAGCACAGCTATGAGCATCACAACTACAAACGTAGGATCACCAACAGGTTTGTTCCCAGCGCTGACAACGACTCAGATCGCAGCATTGGCTACAGCACCACTTGGCGTTTCATTGTCAACAGCATCAGCAAATACACCAGCTCTACAAGGTCAAACTTTGTACGTTGATGTAACTGCTGCATCTGGCGCAACTGGAACAGGTGACGTTTATGTCTATGGCTACGACTTCAGCTAATCCAGGCTGAAATTGAGAAGGGTCACCCTCAAAAGGGGTGACTTTTTCTCTTTTTAAAGTACAATTAACCTATTTCCAAAGGAAAAAACATGTCTAGCACCACAATTGCAAGAGGTAACATACTTGAACAGTTTGTTATTGCTCCTACTCTAACGCCTGCAGCGCTAACCACATCTTCCACACAATCTTTGCAAACATTTGCAGTTTCTGGTCTTTTGTCTACAGATATTGTGACTTTATTGCAATATCAAGGTAATCAAACCTCAAACATAATTGTTTCTAATTGTGATGTGGCTACTGCTAATGTTTTAACAGTTCAATTCCAGAACACATCTGGTGCTGCAACTGCTATTACGCCTGCTGCTGGTGTATATGATTTTAAAGTTCACCGTGTAGAAGGCTTGCCAATAGCTGTAAACGCTGCTTAATCATGGCAAATACAAGCGTATTTAGACCAGTTGGTCCATCTTACGTTGTTGCTGTTTCGACAACCGCTTCAGCTGCTTTGACTGTTACGCCTGCAGGTAACGATCAGATCAACTATTGCGGTTTTCTTAACACTTCAACCAATCCAATTGCATTAACGATTGCAGAGAATAACGCTCTCAATTCGTTAACGGCTCCAGCTGCGGTATTTCCTACTGCTGGAACTCCCACAAACACAGTAATATTAGGTGTGTCAATGTCAACGCCAATGGTGATTGCAGTTCCGTCTAACGGATTCTCTGTAAGCGCTATTACTTCGACATCAACGGCTAATCTGTATATTACTCCTATGGCAGATCAATCATGACAAACCAAGTAGCTAATACAAATACACCTAATACGGTGTTACTTAGCACTTACTCTACACAACCAGTTATTGCAAGCGGTTTTGGTACTTCCCCTACGCTTAAAGGCGTAACACCAAACTGTTTTGCGGTGACTGTTGGTAGTGGTGGTGCTGCATCAGGCACTTTAACTTTACCAGCTGCGCCAAACGGCTGGATGGTTGTTGCTAATGATGTAACATCTGGTTCAAGCCTATTTTTGCAACAAACTGCTAGTAGCACCACATCAGTTACTGTAACTGGTTACGGAATTACTACAGGACTTGCAGCAAATATGTCTGCTGGTGATGTGATAGTCATGACTTGCATCCCATACTAATGAATGCCCCTGCCTTAACCGTTGATCAGAATATACTGCCAGTACAGGCATACTTCGATGTGTTCGGAAACTTTCAGACGTTTTTAGGCCAGGGGCGTCCTTTTTATGCTACTTTTAATCCAGTTCAATCTGGTCTAACAATAACAAATAGCACAATTGATAGCACTGTTATTGGTGGCACAACCCCATCAAATGCTACTTTTCTAAATGTAGCTACAACAACAGGCTCGATTAGCACAGCCCCATCTAATTCTACGGACTTAGTCAATAAAGCCTATGTAGACATGTTTGTCCAAGGTTACGCAATCAAGGCCGAGTGCCAGGTTGCTACAACTGTAAACATCACGTTATCTGGTTTGCAGACAATTGACGGTTACACGATTCTTTCTGGTGATCGAGTATTGGTTAAAAACCAAACCAACCAGGCAAACAATGGTATTTATGTCGCTGCAGCAGGCGCATGGTCTAGATCTGCGGATGCTAATACTTACGCCTCATTGGTTAGCGCATTTGTATTTATTCAAAACGGCTCAACTCAGCAAAATTCTGGTTGGGCTTGTACAATTTCTGCAGGTGGTACATTAGGTGTAACACCAATTACCTGGTCGCAACTCGCAAGCGCAACATCTTATTTTGCAGGCACAGGGCTTACGTTATCAGGATACACGTTTAGCATTACTGCGGTCGGCACAGCAGGCACTTACGGTTCTGCCAGTAGTGTTCCAGTATTTGTGACAAATTCGTCAGGCCAGCTTACATCTGTCACGAACACGTCAATTTCTATAGCGCCCAGTCAAATAAATGCAACAATTCCTAATTCTGGGTTAACCAACAGCTCAATCACAGTAAATGGATCTGCAATTTCTCTTGGTGGGTCTGCAACTGTCACGGCAAACACAACAAATGCGTTGACCATTGGCACAGGTCTGTCAGGCACGTCATTTAATGGCAGTTCAGCAGTAACGGTCGCAATTGCAAATACTGCGGTGTCTGCGGGAAGTTACACATTGGGCAACTTTACGGTGAATGCTCAGGGTCAACTCACAGCTGCTTCTAGCACGTCAACGACTGGAACTGGTAACGTAGTATTGGCAACAAGCCCTACGCTTGTAACGCCTGCTTTGGGTACTCCCAGCGCACTTGTAGGCACAAACATTACAGGTACTGCAAGCGGACTAAGTATTGGCGGTAACGCTGCAACTGCCACATTATCAACAAACATTGCTGGAGGATCTGCTTATGCCTTTCCGTATCAAACGGCTGCGAGTACGACTGCGTTCCTTTCGGCAGGCACTTCGGGCCAAATTCTACAGACTCAGGGCGCAGGCTCTGCACCAACCTGGGTAAGCCAGTCTACTTTATCTGTCGGTACAGCAACTAACATTGCTGGTGGCTCGGCAAGTGCGATTGCATACAATAGCGCAGCAAGCACAACCACATTCTTAACGCTTGGCACGTCTGGTTACGTTTTGACCGCAGGTGCAAGCGCCCCACAGTATGTTGCACAATCTACTCTGGCGGTGGGTACTGCAACAAACCTGGCTGGTGGTATTGCAAGTCAGATACCTTACCAAACTGGCGCAGGCGCAACATCTTTTATTGCAAATGGCACAACTGGGCAGGTTTTAACGTCAAATGGCACAAGCGCCCCATCATGGACAACCCCAACTGCTTATGCAACTGTGACTGATGACACAACCACAGCAGGCACAAGATACTTGCTTTTTGCTAACCAAACCAGTGGAAATTTGTCAACTGAGTACACCAGTTCAACCAAATTAACCTATTATCCTAGCACTGGATGTATTACAAATGGACTTAATGGAGGTACTTTCTAATGGAAATCACATGGAAAATATCAGAAATATCTGCTGAAAATGGGCTAATTACCCATGCCAAATACTTTGTAACTGCCACTGAAGATGAAAAAAAAGTAGAAACTGAAGGCAATTGGTGGTTTCAAAATCCTGAGATTAAAGTGCCTTTTGAACAAGTTACTGAACAAATGGTAGCTAGTTGGATTGAGGCTGAAACCATGAAAGATGGGGTAAATATTATTACTTCTAGACTGCAAGAACAGTTAAAATCATTGGAAAAGCAAGCTGTAATTCCTCCTTGGATGCCTCAAGTTTTTACACCTAATATTTAAAAATGGCACAAACCAATTACACTCCCATAATACTGTATAACTCTGGTACTACAGGGAATACTCCATCTACTAGCAATTTGGCTAGTGGTGAATTGGCTATTAACTATACTGATGGAAAATTATTCTATAAAGATAATTCATCAACACTTCAAGTAATTGGTTGGAAGACAACTCCCACAACTGCTGGAGGAACTGGCTTAACAAGCTATACAGCAGGAGATTTGCCTTATTATTCCTCTGGTTCTGCATTATCAAAACTTGGGATTGGTACAAGTGGTTATGTATTACAGTCTAATGGCTCTGCACCTACTTGGGTAGCTCAATCTACTTTGTCTGTTGGAACAGCTACAAATGCTACAAATACAGCAATTACAGATAATACAAGTTCATCTGCTACTTGGTATCCAACAATTGTTTCTGCAACAACTGGCAATTTACCTCAAACAACATCTAGCACTAAATTAAGTTTTGTACCATCTACAGGAATTTTAACTGCCACTGGATTTGCTGGTGCACATAATGGAACTGTAGGGGCAACAACTCCATCCACAGGAGCATTTACAACTCTTTCAAGTTCAAGTGATGCAACTTTGCATACTTTAACAGTTGGTCTTGGTGCTAATAGTGTTTCTACAAATACAACATTTGGCTATCAAGCAATGTCAACCACTTCAAATGGTGGTAATACTGCAATAGGCTATCAAACTATTTATAACTTAACAACACAAAATAATACTGCTGTTGGTTATGGTGCTCTTTATGGTGCTAGTGGTGGTTCTGGAGGAGGGCAAAATGTAGCTGTTGGCTACAATGCTGGTTCTACCTTGAATTCAAATTCAAGTTGGACTGTAATGTTAGGACCAAATACTCAGCCTAACAATGGTAGTGATAATACTGAAATTGTATTAGGAACAAACCCAAGTGCAACTGTAACAGGGAAAGGTGGTAATACTTTTTTTGTTTATGCCAATAATTCAGGATCATCTGCTACTGGAGGAAGTTATTTCAATGGTGCAAATTCTTTATCATGGTCTGTTACTTCAGATCAAAGCATTAAAGAAAATGTAGTGACTATAGCATCTGGTCTTTCAGTAATTCTTCAATTAAATCCTGTCACTTTTGATTACATATTAACAAAACAATCTGATGTTGGTTTTATTGCTCAACAATATCAAACAACACTGCCAAATCAAGTTTTTGAACATGATGCAAGTCCTGCTGAACAGGAATTAACAAATAAAACAAAGTTATTAGGTATAAATCAAAATTTAACTCCATATTTAGTCAAATCAATACAGGAATTAAATGCAACAATCACAACAATGCAAGCGGCTCTGAAGGCAGCTAACATAGCAGGATTTTAAGGAATAAAAAATGACAAATCCAGTAGTAAATTTTTCTCCTTTTGCAGGTGCAGGAGCACAATTTTTTGATAACAATGGTGTTCCTTTGGCTGGTGGTTTTCTTTATACATATTTAGCAGGAACAACAACACAACAAGCTACTTATACAACTCCTGTTGCTAATATTGCTAATGCTAATCCAATTGTTTTAGATGCATCTGGTAGAACAACCCAAGAAATTTGGTTAGTCAATGGATATGCTTATAAATTTGTTTTGCAGAATTCAAGTGGTTCACAAATAGGTAGTTATGACAATATACCATCAACATCTACAAATTTAGCAATTATTAATGATGCAAGTAGTATCTCTTATGAAGAAGGATATACAGTAACTGCTGGAAATTTTGTTGTAGGAAATACATATTTAATTACTTCAGTTGGGACTACAAGTTTTACAAGTATTGGAGCTACAAGCAATACAGTAGGTATTTTATTCACTGCTACTGGTGTTGGTTCAGGAACTGGAACAGCTAAACTTTCTAGGACAGTACAAACAAAATTACAAGAAAATGTATCAGTTAAAGATTTTGGAGCTGTTGGTAATGGAACAACAGATGATACTGCATCAATTCAAGCCTGCTTAAGTTCTGGTGCTACTTCAATTACTTTTCCTAGTGGAACTTATTTAATATCTTCAACTTTAAGTATTCCAGGTTCTATAACACTTTATTTCAACCAAGTAACATTAATTGGTCATTTTAGTGGTTATTTAATGAAAATTGTTTATCCAGGAAATATTACATTTGTTGGATCATTAACATTAGCTGACACAAATTCTTCTGTTACTGGATCATCTTCTGTAATCACAAGTGGAATTACATTTGGTGATGATGTTTCAAATGCAGTTCATAATGTTAATACAATTCCCTGCAATATATATGCTACTCAATTGTTAACAGCCTTTTACATAGGTTATAACTGTTATTCAAATTCATTTGGTGTTTTAAGTTCATACAATTGTGGAAATGCAACTACTCCAGCAGTGCAATTTTCTTCTCTTGGTGGAACAAATGATATTCATATTAACAAGTTAGAAATTGTTGGTATTAATAATTCAACTTGGAATGGACAAGGTTTATTAGTAAATAGTGGATATGGCATAACCATAGATCATTTCCATCTTGAGTCTATCTATAATGCTCTTGGAGCAACTTTTAATACTTGTAATGCCACAATAAATGGTGGATATTTTGAAAATGTAGGTGGTTTATCTGGTAGTAATGTTGTTTATGTTGGAACTACTTGCATTATTAATTTTGTTGGTGTTTTATTTAATATTCCTGTTTTAAATCTTAACTCAAAAACAAACTTTATAGGTTGTAGATTTTTAACCAATTTATTAAGCAATAATGGTAATTATGTAAATTGTGAATTTGCTAATTCAAATTATTTGTTATTAGATTTGACTGCAACTGGTTCAACAATTGATTCTTTGCCAAAATTTGGACCATCTTCAGCAATCATTCAGCCATTATCTAATAGTGGTAATTTTAGTGAATGGGGGGGAACTGGTTTCACTGGTGTACCAATTGACTATAATTTTGATGCAGGAAATCACACCATTGTTAATAATATTGATGGATATTTCCACAATAATTATTTAACATTTACATCTACAGTTACTGGATATGCTGGTGGAGTTGGTTTTGAATTACCTAATAGTTTTAAAAATCAAATAGGTTATTTTTGGGCTATTGTTCAATTGCCTGGTTCTAATACAACACTTAACCAAATTGTTGTTGGTGTTGGTGGTATGCAAGGAGCAGGAACAGGCAATTATTATCCTAATTCACAATGTATTGCAGTAACAAAAAGTGCTTATGCTGGAGATTGGGTTTTAGTAGTAATGCCTAATGTTCAATTCTGGACAAACTCATATTACAGTAATAGAGTATATTGTTGTTTTGAAGCTGTTAATGCCACAACAAATGATTATTTCAGAATAGGTGCTTTTGGTGCTGAAATTGGTGGTCTATCCTATGCTTCACTAGGAGATCAAAATATTCCATCTTCCTATTTATACAGAAGGGCTACAACATACCCAACAACAGGAACTTGGAGTGTTGGAGATCAATTTATCAATTCTGTGCCTGCTGTTGGTCAGCCAAAAGGTTGGGTTTGTACAGTAGCTGGTTCTCCAGGTACTTGGACTTCACTAGGAAATCTATAATGACAACACCTAATGACATTATTAGCAGAGCATTAAAAGATATTGGAGCTTTGGAGGCTGGTGAATCCCCAACTGCTGAAGCATCCCAAGATGCTTTTGATATGTTACAAGATATGTTAGATCAATGGTCTAATGAAGACATGATGGTGTTTTATAAAAATGAAATTATATTTCCTATTACACCTGGTCAAACTCAATATACTATTGGGCCAGGCGGTCAAATTGGTGCAACATTTACTGGAAGTATTTCTAATAATATTCTCACTATTACTAGTATCCAGTCTGGGGGCATATCTCTTGGTCAAACTCTTAGTGGAACTGGCATTACAGCGGGTACTACTATTGTTCAAATGCTCACAGGGGCGGGAAACAATGTAAATGAGGCTGGTACTTATTTATTAAATACAACTTATGCAACTCCTATAACAAGCGAGTCAATTCGTAGTTATTATCAACGTCCACTTAGACTAAATTCGTGTTTTGTTAGAATTAACACTTATTCTAATGGTCAGCCTATCACAAATGGAGGATTAGATTATCCAGTTTCTGTATTGAATATTGAGCAATACGAAATGATTGGTCTTAAGACATTAAATGGGCCTTGGCCTAAAGCTATTTATTACGAACCAACGGAAACATTGGGTAATATATATGTGTGGCCTAATCCTAGTCAGGGCGAAATGCACATATTTGTAGATCAATTATTCCAAAGATTTACAACACAATTCGACAATATTAATCTTCCACAAGGCTACAACATGGCTTTGAGGTGGTGTTTGGCTGAAAGATTAATGCCTATGTATGGTAAAGCCTCTCCTACACAAATTCAGATGATTATGAAGTTTGCTGCACAAGGTAAATCTACTGTTAAACGCACAAACATGAATCCAGCAATTGTGTCCACTTATGCTGATTCTTTGCTTGTTGGAAGACAAAAGGATGCAGGCTGGATACTTAGTGGTGGGTTCTTTAGATAATGGCTGATTTTGGCTTTGTCGGCCCCTCCTATGAAGCGGCCTCCATTTACCAGGAGGCTCAAGAGTGCATCAATTTCTACCCTGAGATTGATCCATTAAAACCTCCTGGCAGTAGAGGTGTGGTTGCCTTGTATCCAACCCCAGGATTAACTAGCATATTGCAACTCAATAATGCTCCAGTTAGAGCAATGAGGACTCTTTCTGGAGGTCAATATCTTATTGCTATAGTAGGCAACATTGTTTATTCAATTACTAAAACTTATTCCTATACTCAAGTTGGAACTCTTACTACAAGTACAGGTCAAGTTTCTATAACAGATAATATTCTTCAAAACACTATAACAACTGAATGTAATTTTGTTGGTTCTATTTCAGGAACAACTTTATTAGTAACAACTATTAATTCTGGAGCATTAGCAATTGGTCAAGAATTACAAGTTATTACTGGTTCTGGTATTGTTTCTGGAACAAAAATAATTAGTGGTTCAGGATCAACATGGACTGTATCTATAAGTCAAACAGTTCCAAGCAGTACAATTTTGTCTAATGGATATAGCAATTTTATTGGATTAACTGCTTATATTGTTGATGGACAAAATAGATATTTTTATAATGTTTATTCAAATACTTTTGTTCAATTACCATCTTCAGATGGTCCTTGGCAAGGTGCAAATGTCTGTGATGTAGTAGATAACTATATTATCTATAACCAGCCTGGGACACAAAATTGGGCGGCAACTGATTTAAATTCTTGTTATAGCACTAATGCTTATTATGGGGCAAAAGATGGCTCTCCTGATCCACTTGTTTCTTTAATAGTAGATCATAGGCAAGTATTTTTACTTGGTGAATTTACTGCTGAAATGTGGACAGATGTGGGAAATGTAATCCCTGGCATTATTAGCTTTCCTTTCCAAAGAGTAACTGGAACATCTGTACAGCATGGGATTGCCGCACCTTTTTCAGTTGCTAGATTTGGTGAACAATTTGCTTTTGTAAGCCAAGATTACAGAGGTCAAAACATCATTGGAGTCATGCAAGGATATTCTTTTAAAAGGATTAGTACCCATGCTGTTGAACAGACTCTAATGAACCAATACATAGCTGATGCAATTGCATATACTTATCAGCTAGATGGTCATGAGTTTTATGTAGTCACATTTCCAACTATTAATATTACCTGGGTTTTTGATCTTGCCTCTGAAATGTGGCATAAGTGGTTAAGTTGGGATGGAACACAATTTAACAGGCATAGATCAAATTGTGGGGCTATATTTAACAATGTGTATTTAGTTGGTGACTATGCTAATGGTCAAATATATCAATTAGACAATGCTGTATATACAGAGGCAGGAAATACCATTAGAAGGCTAAGAAGATGTCCTCATTTGGTTACAGACTTGCAAAGGCAGTATTTTGCTGAATTACAGATACAGTTTCAACCTGGAGTTGGCTTAGAAAATGGTCAAGGTCAGAATCCACAAGCTATGCTTAGATGGTCAAATGATGGTGGTTCTACCTATTCCAATGAGCATTGGTGTACTATTGGCGCAGTTGGTAAGTATAGGAATCGTGCCATTTGGCGCAGATTGGGTACTGCCAGGGACCGTATTTATGAGGTCAGCATAAGCGATCCAGTAAAAACGGTAATAGTAAGCGCTAACCTAAAAGCTGAAATTGGTGAAAACTAATGGCAACAACGTCCAGTTCTAGCGGTAATATCATATGGCCTAGAGTGCCATTTATTGACCCTACTTCGCAACAGCCTGCTTTGCCTTGGTTGTTGTGGTTGCAAAGCCCTAATTTTGTAAGTATGAAAACTGGGCAACAGACAATTCAAGGTAGTCAAGAAGTCACAGGTAATTCAGTAATTGATGGCAATGAGATAGTAAAAGGCACTTTAACTGCTTTGGGTGGTATTTCAGGGGGTACATTTTGAATCACGCAGATATTTTTAACCAAATGGAAGGCCATTTTGAGGTTGATTTAGGCACAATCCATCATTTTTCTGATGGTTTATATGCTAAACAGGCAAATATACCCAAAGGTTTTATTGCTGGTCAACACATGCACAAATATTCACATTTGAGCATTTTATGCAAAGGTAGGGTAATTTTGCGCACAGACGTGAGTGAAAAAGAGTATAGCGCTCCTGCCTGTATAGAGATAAAATCAGGGTTACATCATTCGATTGAAGCCCTAGAAGATTGTGTATGGTTTTGTATTCATGCCACAGACGAAAAAGATGCGTCTAAAGTGGATGAAATTTTAATTCAAAGGGGTTAATTATGGCTTTTGGTTGGATATATGGCGGTGCAGCGCTCTTAAATTATATGGGTAGTCAAAATCAGGCTAGTGCAGCTACGTCTGCTGCAAATACACAAGCGCAAGCTGCAGCAAATGCTCAAAATCAACTTCAACAAAATTTCCAAACTTTAGCGCCTAATTACACACCTTATATACAAACAGGCCAAGCAGGATTAAGCGCTTTAAATGCTGCAATGCCTGGCTTAACCCAGACTTTTGGACCAGAACAACTTAAATCTAATCTTGCGCCAAACTATCAATTTATGCTTAACCAAGGTTTAGGTGCGCAAAATCAAGCATTAAATGCAAGTGGTGGTGGTTCTAACATTGGAATTGCAGGGACTAAGTTTGCTGAAGATTATGCCTCTAATGCGTATCAAAACGCATTCAATAATTACCAAAATCAACAACAAAACATTTATAACAGATTATCTGGTATAGCAAATATTGGTCAAAATGCAGTATCAGGACTTTCCAACCTTGCCACAGGTAATGCAACAAACATTGCAAACCTTGGAGTTGGCGCTGCTAATGCTAGTGCTGCAGGACAAGTTGGAAGTGCGGCTGCACAAGCGCAAGGATATAACAGTATTGGTCAAGGTGCAATTTTGGCATCGCTCTTGAATCCTGCAAATCAAGGTGGTAATTACAATACTGCGCCAGGCGTAAATGCAAGTTCTGTACAAGCATAAGGATTAATATGGGAATAGCATCATTTCAACCGCCAGTAACAACGCCAGTTAAAGGTACATCTTTGGCTGAAATGCTAGGCATGGCACAAAGTGCACAAGCGTTGCAACAAGCGCAACAACTTAACCCATTGCAATTGCAAAAAGCGCAACTCGAATTACAACAAGCGCAATCAGTTAATCCTTTAGCATTGCGTAAAGCTACAGCAGAAACAGAACTAGCAGAAAAAACATTAAAACCATCTATTGAATCTAAAGAAGCTGAAGCTAAAAGATTGAAATTAGTTGCAGATCAAACTGGTGTAGATGTAACAAACCATTATGCCAACATTGCTCGTGGTGTATACGGTGGTCTTTTGACAGATCCAGATTTTTTATCTGGCAATTCTAAAAAAATGGAAGAAAAGCTAAATAAAGCTAAAACTTTCATAGAAGATCTTGGCATTCCAATGCACGAAAGCAAAATTCACGATAATTTAATTCAAACTGTAAAGCAAAATCCAAAAGAAGCATATCAGTTAATTAAGAACGGTGTGCAACAAGCTGGTACAAATGCAGAACAGTTTGGTCAAGTCAATGCGCCTGCACAATACATCAATACTGGTCAAATGCAAGTGCCTATTTATCAATCACCATATCAAGGCGGTGGACCTGGTAGAGTGCCTGCAATTCAAAACGTATTGCCTCCAACAACTCAGACTATCAACCCACAAGGTCAACCTGGTTATCTTGGGCCACAAAATCAACAAGGGTTTGTGCCAAGTGCTTTGCCTCCAAATGCAGGGCTTGGCACAGAGGATCTACAAAAGACATTTGCTGATGCGCAAACGGCAGAAAGCAGAATTGGTTTGTTGCAAAACATTAAAGAATTGGCTGGTAAGTCATTTACTGGTGTTGGTGGATCAAGAAAAGAATTTGCTGCAGGATTAGCAAATGCAATAGGAATACCTGCGTACGAACTAGAAAAAGCAAATACAGATGTATTGGCTAAAAACTCTGCTTTACTTGCGCTTACTGGTGGCAATACTGATGCTGCAAGGGCTTTGGCTGAGGCTGCAAACCCTAATAAGAAAATGAACCTTGAGGCAATTAAAGACGCATCTAATCAATTGATAGCGCAAGAAAGAATTAAAAAAGCAAAAGCTGATTTTATTAAACCACATATAAATGATCCATTGACATTGCAAAAGAAATTATTAGATTTCTCAGCTGTTAATGATTTTAGATTGTTGCAAGAAATGACTCCGCAGCAAGTTAAAGAAATGAAGCAAAATATGTCTGCTGATGAAAGAATTGAATTTAAGAGAAAACTAGATAAAGCAAGAGAATTAGGAATTGTAAAATAATGCCAACACTCGCTGAACTTTGGGATTCTGACGAAACAGGTTTAAAACCCGATTTAAGTAGTCGCCTGCAAGAAGCTAAAGATGCTTATAAAAAGCAATTTGGCAAAGACTTGCCTGTAACTAGCGGGTTTAGAACTTTTGAACAACAAGCTGAATTAGCATCAAAACCTAATAAGTATCCTGTTGCTAGGCCAGGCACTAGCGCACATGAAACTGGGGATGCAGTAGATATTGATTCTAGCGTTCCTACAGATTTTCTAAAACAGTTTGGTTTGCATCGCCCAATTGCTAATGATGCAGTTCACGTTCAAGTAATCCCAAGCGCTAAAGGTACACAGTCTTTGGCTAGTTTGTGGGACACAATTGACGTTGGTAATGAGCCTGCAGCAAAAGAAACTAAGGCAGAAAAATCATTGCTTGGCAAAGCGTTTGAGGAAAGACAAAAAGCCAGGGACATATTTACTGGTCTGGGTGAAGCTGGTCTTGTTGCAGCTTCAGGCGTAGTTATGCCTTTGGTTGCTGGAGCCAAGGGAATTATTCAAAGTATACCTCAAGCAATAGAAACAGGCCAAGCGCCTGCGCCAATAGCAGAAAAGATTGCATCTAAATTTTTACAAGAGCATCCTGGCTATCAGCCATCAACGCCACAAGGCCAGGCATATATATCTAACCTACAAAAGGCTTTTGAAGCCTCTAAGTTGCCTCCAATATTGCCAGAGGTACTAGGACAAGTGCCAAGTGCAAAACCTGTTGCAGGCGAGATTAATGAAGCATTCCAGGCTGCTAAACAACTTAAAAAAGAACCTACTACATTACCGCAAGCGCAACAATTAGGTATGCAAAACGCAGGCGCTGCGCAAACAGTTAATAAGTCTGTGCTTCAACAGGCTATTGCTGGTGCTACGCCAGAGCTTGCAGCAGAACTTAAAACAGTTAACCCTGCCGATTTAAACTCTAATGCGTTGGCAAGACATTTAGAGGCGGATTCTTTACCAATTCCTGTGCGTTTGACTAAGGGCCAAGCTCTGCAAGACCCAAATATTATTTCTATGGAACGCAATGAGCGTGGCATAAAAGAGCAATATGTTGAGCATTTCAACCAGCAAAACAAAGATTTAATGGCTAATGCGCAGGCTATTAAGGAAAGAACTGCACCTAATGTATTCACCACAGATTATGTAGATGATGCTGGTAATGCTATTGATTTTGTCAATGACATTAAGAAAAACAATGTTGAGGCCACAAAATCAGCATATAAAAACTTGGAAGATTTAGGCGGTGGCAAATTTCCAATTGATGCGCAGACATTTGGTAAAAATGCTTTGTCCGCATTGTCTAAGGGTGAAGAATCTGAGTTTTTGCCTGAAGTGTTCAAGCGTAGGATTGATGAATACGCAAGTGGCAAAAAAGAAATGAATTTCGACAATTTTGAGAATTTGCGTACACAAATTGCAAAAGCATCAAGGGCCACAGATGACGGCAACGTGCGCCATGCGTTAAGCGTTGTTAGACAGGAATTAGAAGATATACCTATGCCTGGCGCAACTGCGGAACTCAAAACTGCAGCAGACAACGCCAGAAGTTTGGCTAAATATGATTTTGAATTAGAAAACAAAAACGATTTATATAACAAAGTTGTTAATGGCAAAGCAGATACAAAAGACTTTATACAAAACTTTGTTGTACGGTCTAAAAATGCAGACTTTCAGAATTCACTAGATCTATTAAAAGACAATCCACAAGCCATCGAGCATTTGCGCTCGGGCACATTAGATTATTTAACCCGTGAAGCCACAGATGCAAGCGGTAATTTCTCTACTGCTAAATTTAACAAAGCCATTAATAAAATGGATGTGGACGGTAAACTCGATGCGTTATTTGGTGGTGATTCCCAAATAATTCGTAATCTAGTCAAAACTGGTCAATACGTTGAATCTAGGCCAAGGGGCGCATTTGTTAATGAATCCAACACATTTGTTGCTGGTGCAAAGGCTTTGGCAGCATCAGGACTAGAAAAAGCGTTAAACGCCACAACTGCCAACATTGTGCCAATTGGAACTATGGGTAGAGAAGCATTGCAAAATAGAGCAATTAAACAAGCAACCAAAGAAGCGCTAAAACCTGGCGCAGGCGTAAAACTATCTGACATAGGAAAACCATGAGTACCGATTCACCAATTGACATGTTTAAATACGGCCAATTGGTCGCAACCGTTGAAACTCTTGAAAAGAAAATTGACAAACTTGAAGCATCTGTTTGCCAACTGGTCGAACTTGCCAACAGATCCAAAGGTGGGTTTTGGGTTGGCATGATGGTCGTGTCTGGTGTTAGTTCGTTGGTTGGATTTTTAACGCATTACCTTACGGTGAAATAAAATTGACCCTTTTACATTAGCAATGATGGCATTCTCGGCTGTAAAAAGCGGAGTTGCAGCCTACAAAGAAATCAAAGCTACTGGTGGCGAAGTAGTCAATATTGTTAATGAGTTGGGTGGGGCGCTTGGATCATTCTTTGATCACCAGGAGCAGGCGCATAAACATGCTGAAGCGCAGAAATTAAACCCGCCAAAGGGCAAGTCAATACAGTCCATTGCCTTAGAGAATGTGCTGCGTAAAAAGCAATTAGAACAAGCTGAGTACGATCTAAGGCAAATGTTGGTGTATCAGTCACCGCCTGAGCTTGGAGCAGTCTGGACAGAGTTTATAGCTGAAAGAACAAAGTTAGAAAACCAACAGAAACTCTTAGATGAAAAGTTAAAAAAAAAGACGAAGCTAACCAAAGAAGAAAACGTGAAAGTCTGGAGAGATGGAATCTTAGAATTGCAATCTGTATTGCGGTCTTCGTGGTTTTTTTTACAATTGCAGCGTTGATGTATCAGATTAATCTTGATTACAAAAGCAAGAAAAACGGACAAGAGTGGCACATCATGTTCTTAAAACATTACTATGAAGACTCGACAAATGTAGAATGTGAGCATATTTTTCGTCAAACAGGCTATTGGCCTAAGTATTGTAAGGAATGATATGGATTGGTTAAAAAGTATAGCGCCCACAATTTTTACTGCCATTGGTGGACCGCTTGGTGGTTTAGCGTATGAGGCGGTGTCTAAAGTCTTAGGTGTGTCGCAAGATGATGCCAAAACTATGCTTGAATCTAATAAGCTAACCGCAGACCAAATCGCTGCGGTGCAACAAGCTGAGATTGCACTGAAAGCCAAGGCGCAAGAGCTTAATTTAGATTTTGAGCAACTCGCTACGGCAGACAGAGCATCAGCTAGAGCGCTGCAAACTGCTACACACAGTTGGATACCGCCATTTTTGGCCTGCGGGATTACAATTGGGTTTTTTGGTATTTTGTATGCGCTTATGACAGACAAGGTAACAAAGTCTGATGAGTTGATGATTATGCTTGGGTCGCTGTCAACCGCTTGGACTGGCGTAATTGCGTTTTATTTTGGTAGTTCATCTGGTAGTCAAAAGAAAGACGAAATGCTACATAATTCTTTGATGGCAAAATGATTAATTCTAGAAATCTAGATGATTTACTTCCTAATGTTAAAACAAGAGTTGAGAATTTTATCAAGGCTTGCCAAGTTGCAGGCATTGATATTTTGGTCACTTCTACATACAGGGATAACGCTAGTCAGGATGCACTTTATGCGCAGGGGCGCACAACTGAGGGCAAGATTGTCACAAACGCCAGAGGAGGTGATTCTTTTCATAATCATCGGTGCGCTGTGGATATTGTGCCTTTGGTTAATGGCAAGCCAGACTGGGATGGGTCACATCCAGTTTGGGCCGAAGTAGGCAGGATTGGGCAAGAAAACGGATTAGAGTGGGCTGGTGCTTGGAAAACGTTTAAGGAATTAGCGCACTTTCAGTACACAGGCGGTTTAACAATAGCACAACTTAAAGAAGGCAATGCAATAGCATGAACAATTTTAAAATTGAAGGTAAAGAATACAAATCACCCAAGTCGCATTATGTGGTTTTGCGTGAGCACGAAAAGAAAACTGAGCACGAATTGCACAGGCTTGAGGACAAGCTAAAGAAGCACGAGCACTTGCCAATGGAAAAGGCGCATCCAGAGGCTAAATAAGGCTTTTACGGTAGGCTTTATAGGTATCGGGCACTGGCACATTCTCAGGCCACAAATTCGCCTCATGAAGCCTATAAATCGTTTTTAAGTGTGCTCTTTCCCAGTAGCGTTCTTTTTCTTTTTTGCTATAGATTGAGCCTTGGTCAAGGTCTGAATGGCAAATATGGCAAAGCGCAGCAATCATATTGTCATCTGCTTTAATTGCTTTGCCTTTACCATGAATGCCTTGGTTACTGTGCGCTGCCACAATAGTTCCATCATCTGCGCCACACATCTGGCAATGCAAATACCTGCAATTATCTAACAGTTTACGACTGCGGACATATTCACGTTTGGGGTTTGGTGTCATCTAATTCAATACCGTTTGTTGCGCACCAGCAATATAACCACTCTACAAATTGCGATGCCTGTTGCTGAGTAAATTTACGAGACTGTAGCCCTAATTGAACAATTCGCTGACTATCTAAGCTCGGCACGACTTTACCGCCTCCTAGACCTGTTTCTGAGGCAAATTGGTCTATTAAAAACCGCTTCCAACTCTCCTCATCCCATTGTGCGCCCAAATGCTTTGCCTGCTTTGCAATATCTGCAATTATTGCGTGATATAGTTTATTTTGATCGTTTGATCGAACTGCATCAATAATTTCTATTGTCAATTCTTTACCGCTATTGAGCGCCTCCAGCACTTTAGGCCAAATGCGTACCATTAGCGTTCTGGCCTGCGGTTCTGAATTTAATTTAAATTTCATGCAAAAATGTATACAAACTTAGGACAACATAAGGTTCAGCATTCTTAATGCGCTATCTGGCGAATCAACCAGGCAAAACGGTCCTCCTTTCCAGTTTTCAGCAAAATGTTGTTGATTTTCGTTAAAGCCCTTCTTTCCATAAGCGCTATTGGGGTTCTTAACCTCCATTAGCATGGTCTTATTGTTGTATCCAATCAACAAATCGCAAGGATCGTCCAGGTAATAGACCGTTGCGCCTCTGGCCCTAAGCGCCTCAACTATATCTTTTTCGCCTACGTCCCTACGAGCTGCTTTGCGCATTTTTTTGTTCCTGTATCTTATTTTTTACGTCTTCCGCTAACCTTGTAAATAATACGTTACTCTGCATCTTTTGCTTGACTTGATCTCGAATAAACTCAACCCAGCCAGGCTGCTGCGCCAAGTGCGCATACAGTTCTACAGTATCATCGTACATTTCGTCAAACTGGTCCATCTCTGACAATCCATTTGCGCATTGCATTAGTATTTCTATACCCAAGCGCCTTGTAAAGCCTGGGCATTTCGTGTTTTAAAGATTCTTTTACTTTAGGCAAGCGTTCTTTAATACCGTATTTTGCTTCTAAAAGCTCTGCATTTTCAGGCCAGGGCGGTACTGGCTGCCATATTGTTTTAATTTCCACGACCAATTCCCTTTAGTTTTTCTCTAATGTGCTCAGGCATAGGCACGAAGTTCTTGCGTTCCTCATCAAGTTTAACTAGGTAAGGATCACGTTCTTGAACCATATTGCTTACTTCAGGTATCTCTGCGCCATCCCAACGCTGCTGATTAAGGTAAACAAGGGGCGCTGGTATAAACGCACCATTGTCTTTGCGCCAGTCATTTGTAGTCTTCATCCATTCCACATGTTTAATTATTTGATCTGCACAAGCATCACAATAGTATTTCTGCCATTTTTTCAAACATTCTGACTTACCGCCTTTACGAGTTGACTTGGGCCAGGCTTTCCAAAAGTCTTCAAATGTCATTTCCAAATTCCTTGTAAAGTTTTTGTATCGTATTCAGGTTCGTTATTTCCAGGTATTACAAATAAACCTTTACCTTTAATAACTCTGCCCCAATCATCAAATCTTTTAATATTTACTAACCATCCTTTTTTTACTGAATTGTAAATTTGATCTTTAGTTAACCCCATTTTTTTTGCTTCATCTAAAGAAATGGGCTTTTTAAAATAAGACTGTAGTTCATCTTTAGTCATATTGTTTGTTCAGTAAATTTATTTTTATAAATGATCGTTACTAGATAAACTCATAAGACTGCGCATTTTATGATGGTTTTTATTTATTATCTTAATGTCTTTATCAGTCATGTATGGCGCCCATCTTTGTTTTTTTAAATCCCAAGTTTGAACTTGATTCATAACTCTTTCAACATCAAACTGTGGATACCGTTTTTTATATTTTTCTAATCTTAATCTTAATTTTGGTTCAATCCATTCTTCACAATACATATTAATTTCCTGTATTAAGGGGTGTTCTTGGTGATTCTTAGAGCAAAGCATAGCCTAACCGCATCAAAATGCCAGTTTCGCTCTATGCCTGTGGATAAGTGTTCTCGGAGCCATCTCGTCGCATTGCATTAAGTCAGACTATTTCAACCACCACGCTCTAACTATTCGCCCACGTTCCCTGCTTTGGTTCGCTCGTGTTACAGGGTATCTCAAATCAAACCACCGACGTACCGCATTTGATTGTCCAAAAGCAAAAAACCCCTCAATTTTCTCTGTGGTCTTGGCTCTTGGCGAGAGCAACAGCAAGGCGTTTGAAAATCAGTCCAAAAGACTCGCTTGCTATCGTACAAGACCACACAGTAAACTGAGGGGTTGTCAAACTGATTTTCTACGCCTAGATGCCACTCTAGACGATCTGGATTATACATTAATTTATAACGTCAAACCATTCAGGTCGCAAAACTCTTAGCTGAAATATTCTTAATTTAGGTATTTGTTGCCAATTATTAACAGCCTGGCGTTTTATGCCAAGCAATTTAGCTAGTTTGGATGGTGATCCTGCTTTTTCTATAAAGTATTGTTTGTCCATGTTGTTTATTGTACACATTTATTTACATATTTTAATTATTTTACTATTTTTGATGTTTTTCTGCACTATTCAGTAAATTATCGTT